GTCTGTTGAACAATCGTTCTTCTATTCACTAACCGTTCTTGCTCTTTTAGGGATGGCATAATCATGTTCACAGAATCATAGTCCATACGGTCTTCAAATATCTTCTTCGCTGCGTTAAAAGCAATGAGTTGGAACCATTCACTCAACTCAGGAGTTTGACCGTTAGAAAGCAATTCTGTTGGTTGTGCAAACACTTCCATTTCTATTTTATATGGTTGATCAGGCACAGGTCTCACAGTAAATTCTCCATCGAAGAACAGAAGTGCGTGTGGTCTTGAGCTATTCTGTGGAACAGTCTGACTATCTATTGTAACTCCTGATGCGGGAGCTGTTGCGAATGTAACAACATATTCACCGGTAACGTAATTGATATAGTTTGTTAATGGGAATCCTGGTTGGAATGCAAGTGGAATTACACCAGCTTGGTACTGATATGGTGTAGGAAGTGCAAGTGTTGGAGGGGTCTGTGTTGTGAGAGCATTGTAAAGTTGTCCAAATATAGTAGGTAATCCAGTTACACTATCTAAAATTGGTGAATCTGCCATTGCTAAACCATTACCGTTCACATCAGTGGAGCTAAACAGTACATTATTCTGTAATAAACTTATTTGTTGAGTGAAACCACTTGGGATAGTTGACTGAAGTGAGTTAATTACCCCAGAAAAGCTTAATGTTGTACCATTTCCTGTTGATCCAATAGACGACACACTTGAAATTTTAGGATATACACCGAAGAATTGTTCACGAGACTGATAAAACGATGCAGAATATCCAGCAATGTATATCGGTAGGTCTGTCGTTGTATATTTGTTAGTAAAGTCATATAAAGGACTGTTGGGATTTGTCGTTGTTGAATACACATCAACATGCGGTGTTGTATAAAAACTAAACGTCTTCTTCATGTTGAAGAGTCTCAATGTTTCTGGGAAATCATAGAGTACATATGTGTTTATGTACTGGTTAAGTTGCACATCAGTTAATATTGCTTGAGTAAGACTTCTTGTTAAACGTCGTACCTTTTGTTGAATTGTTAGTAACGATGATTGAGCCATCACTATCTCCTTTAATGGGGTAACGTATTTTTAGTAGAAGCCAGTAGCGTACTATTAACCTCTGCTAATGGTATAGTTTGAGGGTACTGTTTAGAGACTGAAGGATAAGAGAACGGATTAAACGTATACGTATTTATATCTACAGTAAACGACGTGCTATTTATAACGGTGATTGGCCCAAACAACTGATTTGCTTCGACCATGCCGTATCCTGGCGGAACTACCAAACGTATTATGATCCCATCAATATAGTCATGATCAAATGTAGTTGTTATTACTGCCTGTTGAGCCTGTGTAATACTATCAATAATACGCATTGCTGGTGTGAATATAGGAGTTGCATTCGCCAGGATTGCCATGATATTTCCTTAGTTAGGAACAGCCATATTTTCTACACTAATAATCTGTTGTCCACCACGATCAAAGTCTTCAATGTCCATGAATTCTAAGCTTTGGAATCCACAACGTTTTACTTTCTGTGATACTTTTTGAGATGGTTTACCATTCTCATCAGTTGCATATGTATGAACTGGATACCAGCAATCATTGTTAAGATGTTTTGCTACGCCTAATGGTATAGTATATGTATCTCCATCGACCATGCTGTAACGTTCAGGCTTTTCGCCTTTGTATTTTCTATACATAAACGCCATAGATCCGCCTGGAACTTCATAGAATTTAAACATTCCTTTTACCATCTCTTTGTCTTTACCAGACTGGTAAGCAAGACTTTTTTTATCTACTTCAACTGTTTTCTTTGTGCTTGGTGTCATATTCTTTTCCTTAATTAATTATATAAAGGCCCATGAAAACACGGGCCTTTATAGTCTATTTAACTATTGCTTACGTTAAAAGATGTACCAGCAACCCAGTAAATAACATCGTCACTTGCACCAGCTGGAGAGTTTACACCCGCAGCTAAGTTCATTCCGATGTATGCTGTGTTTACAGTCGCATCTGTTAAAGTACTTACACCAGCAGATAATGCACTTGCTGTGTCTTCACCCATAGGAACAACTTCTGCCATAGTGAATGGAGAATCTGCAGATAGTGGAAACGCAAATGTAGTAAATGCTGATGAATCTACATCAAGAGTAATTGTATTACCTGAAGTAGTTGTAGTATCGACAGCAACGATAGTTGCTTGTAGGCCATCCATTTGGATCATGCCATACACAGCAGGAACTACCATTCTAACCAATTGACCAACTTTATATCCGTGTTTAACAGAAAGAGTTACAACAGCTTGAACAGCTTTTGAAATCTTAGTTGCTGTACGACGACGTGGATAGAAAATTGGATCATAGTTAACTTTCATCCATGAACCAGTTGTACCAGTGACAACAGTGTCCATGTAATCAAGACTGAATGTTCCAGCTGTTAATGTGTTGTAACCAACAGTGAAGTCAACTCCACCAACTTGTGAAGCACTTGCTACATTAAACATTCTAACAATATCACCAGCTGACAATGCGTTAGTTCCACTATTCGACACTACAGGAATTGCAGCGTTTGAAAGAGCAGTTACTGTCGCATTGATCAATCCATTTGGATTTGATGAAGTATCAATTAATGTAAAACCACCTGATGTATTATATGTAGTAAGGTTTGCACCCTGTACACCAGAACCAGCTTTTTTGTATTCCCAAGCAGCGTCTGCAGGGAATCCTCTTTGCCAATAATACTCAACACCAATTGCAGTTGTTTGAGAAGCTGCAGCTTGAGTTATATTATATATTCTCATCCAATCTACATCAGATCGAATGCTTAGCGCTGTGTTTGCACCAGTAGATGTAAATCTACCTTGTTGTAAAATCGTATTAGCAGCCATGTTATTCCTTCCTTACTTTTATAGTGTGCAACGAAGATTTAGTACCCATAAATCATTTGTGATTCTTGGAACTTCAGCAAATTTATATCCAACTGAAGCATTAAGAGCTAAAGGACCATCATATATTGGCGGTCTATAAATAAATGACGCACTATATCCATCTTGTTCTATACATGCATAAGCTTCCATACCAACACAGAATACGTTATAAACGTCTTTAGTTTTGTTAGAAGCATTGTAAGTTACAGATCCAATAGATGAGATAAGGAATCTTAGGTTACCAACAGCACCCCATTCTGATTGCAATGCATTCATAGGAGCTGGATATTGGTTAACTTGAGTAAATCCATTAACAGAATCAAGAGATGATGTAAGATCTGTGCTACACAACGCAAAATATGCATTACGAACAGGAGCTGTACCAAATCTATCTTCACCACGGATGTTATCCATGATTGTATATGCATTATTACTCAATAAAGATTGCACAACTTCATCAATATCAACACGTGTAATTTCTGTTGGCGAATCACCATTAATACCAGAAACACAGTTAATAAATGATGCTGTTGAAGCAAGCATGTCACGTGTCAGCTGATCTTCTGTCTGTCTGCTTTCTGTTACTTTCGGCGTATAGCCTACTGACCATTTCTGGCGGGGAGTCTTGTTATTCCTCCCTCCTAATCTTTCGAATAGGGTCGGACTATCGCATAGATATACAGTTTTGTATATCTCCAAACCGCTTAGTCTCTGCGGGTCTTGACTATTCTTCAGTTTGCCTGTATAATTAAACATATGAAGAATATAAAAAACTTGTTTGCTTATACAGCTGGATATATTGATGGTGATGGATGTTTTTACCTTGGTAAATACACTCAAAAATCTAAAAATAAAATTGTATATGAACGTTCCATACAGGTAGCTTCTGTTAAAGAGCCAGTATTGAGAGAGTTTAAATCTCGATACGGAGGCGCTATAAACGTCAAACCAATCAAGGAAAGACACAGAGACGCTTTGTGCTGGACTATCAAAAATGAGAAATCCATTCAACTTTCTGAATCTATTAAAGAATTCTTGGTTGAAAAGACTTATCAATGTGAATTGTTCATTCAATTTTCCAAACTTATTACGCATAACAAATTTAGAACCGTTAACATAGATCTTGTTAATAAAAGAGAAGAACTTATTTCTAATATTAGAGAGGAAAAGCATATGGGAAATATGATTACAAGAGAAGATATAGAGAATCTCAAAAATGAAAAACTTACTATAAATCCATCCGATATTGATTATCCTTATTTGGCCGGTTTGATAGATTCTGAAGGTTGCTTTAGAATCAAGAAATGGAAGCCAAAAAATAGACCTAACGAAGTCTCTAATATTACTGTAGAAATTGGAAATACTAAACTTCCAATTATGCCTTGGCTTGTTAAAAGATTCGGAGGTAGCGTTGTTTTTATTGAAGCCAGAAAAAATAAACGTGCTTCTGCTACTTGGACTCTTTCTGCCGCAGCTTTGTATAAAATTCTTCCTAAAATAAGATGTTTTCTCAGGAACAAACAAGAAGTATGTGATAAGTTGATCGAGTTTCAACAAACTATTCTTCCCAATGGTGGAGATAGAAACTCTGAACTCTTCAAAGCATTGTTTGAAAAGAGAAGAGGTGTTAGAGAAAGAATAATCCAAGAAATTCATCAGCTTAATCATAAAGGTTCCATTTAATCAAGTTCCCTCTGGTTGTCTTAGGCAAAAGCCCTTAGATGTCCCAAGGTATTCAGGTTCGGTTTTAATTCCCCCAGTTAGTTAAGGGAAACACCAAGACGAGCTGAACATTCGTTCAAAACGGGATCTTGGTTTTGAAGAGTAACCTGCTCGTTTAACGCTACATATGTACCATAAAATGATATTTGAGCATCGATATCAATTGCCGTCAAGCTTTGTGCAGGTGGATTAACGCCTGAATTCCCTAAAGGAACCATTGCTGTATTTAACGGATTGTATCTACGCATACGTAAAGTAGTACCACCATTTTTTGGCATAGACTTAAGCATCGCAGGAATCTTGTGAATCATGTTTGGAACTGGCACGCTTAAAAGTTTGTAACTAAAGCTTTGTTGTACCGCTGCTGGTAAGACACTAGTTGTCGTAATTGACATAGTTTTTCCTTACAAGAGATGATT